GTCACCGTCAGAAAGTTGTCGCTCTTGTGTAGCATCGTTCTTTCCTTGTTCTTCCACGTTATCATTTTCCCCACCGAAAGTATCTTTGTACGAGTCATACTCTTCTTCCTCCTGTTCTTTCTTCATTTCTATTAAGTGTTCAATGTCTTGTACAGCAGATAGATATTGATAGATAAACTTATCTGGTAGTCCAGCTTGACGCAATTTCACAACAAGATCAGCTTCTTCTAAATAGTTAGCTGGTAAGTTAGGTGTAAATTGAATTTTAACGTCTTTTAATCCAAACTCTTTTGATCCTGGTAACTTATCAAGGTATCCTTTGATGATCCCTAATTGATCTGTTAACGCACGGTTAAACATTCTTTCTTTTTGCCCGCGCACTTGCTCCAGGGCCAATAATTTATATTTAATAGCGATCCCAGACAGGTTACCGCCGAATTCCTTGTCATTCATGTTCGGAACGAATGTATATTTGTGTATATCGTTCTCTACACGGGTTTTCATATTCTCGTTAAACGTGTCATTGATCTGTTTTACAAGCCATTCAGCATCCCCGTTTTCATCTAACAGCATTACTTTATCTTCTTTTAGGCTGTTTATATCATCCTGGTTTGTTTCATTCATGTTAACCAGCTTTAGGATCGCGTCAGTGAAGTCAGATAAGTCTTCCATTGATCCAGATTGCAGATCATTATACGCGTCAATAGTTGGTAGAATGTCTTCATAGTCTCCTAATTCAAACTTATTGTTCTGTATCTTAATAACTGGAATACGCGGGTTGCCGTCTTCATCTACAATGTTGTGTGCCTGTTCTTCTTCCTGGCTCATGTTCTCAATGGAAATGTCCAGGATTTCGTTTAATGGTTGTCCTAAAATCTTCCCTTCATACACAAACGAGTATTTAATGTATTGCACCTTGTCATAGATCGTCATTTCTACCTTGATTTCATTATCTTTCGTTACTGTCTCACTAAAACGAATAACGTCTGTGATCTTAGGTTTAATAGAGTCATCATAGACAGCGATTGTATGACGTGGATCAATGTCTTTATAATTCAATTCACCTTCTTCATCGTGATAGAACAAGCGGAATGCACGGCCATAAATAGACATATCAAGGGCATTATCATAATCCACTGTCTGTCCGTCGTTTTCATCCATTATGTCAAGCGCTGGCTCTAACGCTTCAGTTTCCGTTGTGTTATACGTTACAGGCATTCCCATGAAATAACCCGTGCTGATCGTTGCCGTGTACTTAGGGAAGTTGTGAACGATCCTAAATGTTTTGTTTCCGTTCTTCCTATCCTTCTTATTCTGTATTTCATGATGTCCCATGTAGTATTTGTATAGTTTTTGCAGGGCTAAATACCCCTTACTATTCCCTACTCCTTCTTTGATCCTAAAGTCAAAATAAAATTCCTTTGCTTCTTCAAATGTAAGCATCTTATCAATCCTTTCTATAATCCTACTTCTTTTTCTAGTTGGGCCAACACCTCAAAGAAATTACCCTTTTGCGCACCGTGTAATATGACGATCTTATCCAGTTCTTCTGGGCTTCTCTTCGCCAATTCAGCCACTCTCTTTAATCGCTCCCAATAACTCATATGATCCTCCTTAGAATCCTAATTGTGATCGGCTCATACTTCTTACTTTGCCTTGTTTCTTCATGTCCTTTTCCATCGCATAACGCACCATATCAATTGTGTGATTGTCTTTATCTTGTAAACGTGGTCTAGGGTTGCCGTCTTTGTCCGTTTCCCAATCAGCATTTTCAAACTCGCTCAATGTATTAGGGCAACGTTTCGGATCAATAACGATCGCGTATAGATCGCCCAGCCATTCCGTGCCGTACTCAACACTATCTGGCCCTTTCTTAGCACCTTTCACGCGTCTTATATCATGTTCATTCTTTAATTCAGCAATAGACTTTGGCTCGGCACTATCACATGTTATTTCAATGTCCTGGTATCCCTTTTTCTTGATCCATTCAGCTAACTTCCTATTTGATATTTGCACTCCATACAATTCATCGAATATGTATAACGTGTTCTTCTTTCTATCAAAATGCATACGGCCAAATGCTAGCGGATCAGTAGCATAACCAAAATCAATTCCCTGGCGTATGTTATCGAATTGACTGATCTGTTCGTCTGTTATTTCAGCACTAACAATGTTATCGAACGGTACAACACCAGACCCTATCGCTTCGCCCAGGTATTCCCACCGATATTTTAACGGGTTCATTTTCTTTTCAATCTCGGCTTCTTCATAGAATGCCTTTGTTAAATGTTTGTTATCTAAATACGTTGAATGGTTTACGTGTGTGTTATCTGGTATGAATGAACTGTTATATTTCTTATTCAGCCAGTGAGCGCGTCTTTTAGGCGGGTTATAACTGTAGAAGAATGTATATTCATAGTTTGGTAGTTCTGGCCTATGCTCTGGCTTGATCTCAAACTCACCACGTAATATTGATTTCTCAATGATAGATATTTCTTCTTCTTTTCTAAACTCGCCGATCTCTTCCACCCATAAACCCATGATTGGAAACTTAGCATCTTTAATAGACTTGATCCGTTCTGGTTCTTCACATCCGAGAAAATATATCTTGTTCCCTCTGGGCTTGTACTCAATCACCAGGCGTGACGGTATACAACGGAATAAATGAGCAATACCTAATATCTCCATTGCTTCTTTTAGCTGTTCAAATACCGATCTAACAACTGTATTCTGTACTTTACGTAATACCAGCCAACTAATCGGATATTCCATGATGTCCATTAGTATGCGGAATGGTATGAAGTAACTTTTACCAGACGCACGGCCACCCTTTAACACATAACGCAAACAATCACGCATTTCAGATAGATAATAAACTTTACGAAAACGCGGGCTTATCACGTTTCGCATATCTATATGAATGTTGTTACTCATTTCTTTCTTTTCCTCTCACATCTATTCAGCAGGGCCATAGGTACAGTAACCATTGATAACAGCAGAATAGATATAGCAATAGATTGCCAGTGTTCTAGCATAGTAACCACCACACACAAGCGCATGAAATAGTTAGTATCACCAATTCTTCGATACTGTTTAATTCCTTTTTCATCAGCATTCACACTCCCTATAATGTTTGTTACAGTCTGGGCATGTATCCCCAATTGATCCATTGATCGTAACGTTTGCTGTTGTCTCATTTTCCTGGCGTTCGATCCATAACCTATGACGTTTACCTAACTGAATTCCCGCATTGATCCGTTCACCTATTGACGGCTCTATTGTTGAGATAACTTGTTCACCCATACCAACACCGCGTAATGTCTTTCCTGTAGCTTCTCCACGCATTACGGATGTTAGAAACTCTAATACTTCATTACCGTCCGCAATACGCTTAGAATCAACGTCAGACATCCGAGAATCAATATAGGCCGAAACATTAACATTCTTTAACAAACGAGAACTACCAGCCGATACTATCGAATCACTTTTACAATCGTAACC